TATACTGTTACCGTTAAAACTGTTTCAGGAACTGGCGTCACATGGGCTGCTGGAGAGACAGGAACTAAATTATTATATACAGACGGAACTAACGTTGTTGATTCCGGACTAGGTCTTGGAGACGTAACTCTCACAGGAACACAAACTTTAACAAACAAAACTTTAACTTCACCAGCTATTGGTACATCTATTTTAGATACCAATGGACTTGAATTACTGAAAGTAACTGCTACTGGATCAGCGACCAATGAATTTACATTAGCAAATGCAGCCACAGGAAGTGGCCCAACTCTTTCTTCTACAGGAAGTAGTGATAGTAATATTGATATTAATATCACCCCTGCAGGAACAGGAGATGTTGTTTTAGCAGCAGACACTACAAAAGTTGGTGACGCTGGTGCTGCGGCAACTTTAACTTCGAACGGAGCTGGAACTCTAACGGTTACAACTGGCGGTACGGAAGACTTAGTTCTAAGTACTAACAGTGGAACAAACTCAGGAACGATAACTATAACGGACGGCGCAAATGCAGACATGACTATTGCTCCTAACGGTTATGGTAGAGCAACTATTACTGGTCAAGGTAAAATAGGTGGCGTTGCAGAAAAAGTTACAACTGAAGCAACAGCTGCTACTGGTACAGTTAACTATGATTGTTTAACTCAAGCAGTATGGAATTTTACATCTGCAGCAACAGGTAACTGGACGCTAAATATAAGAGCCGATGGTTCTACAGCTTTAAATACAATTATGGATACTGGTGAATCTCTTACAATTGCTCACTGTGTACTTCAAACTGGAAGTGCTTATTACAACAATGCAGTTACAATTGATGGATCTTCAGTAACTCCAGAATGGCAAGGTGGTTCGGCCCCTACAGCTGGTAATGCTAGTTCAATTGATGTTTACACGTATACAATAATTAAAACTGGGGACGCTACATATACAACTTTAGCATCACAAACACAGTTCGCGTAATAACTTAGGAGGAATAAGAATGCCTTTAGTAGGAACATTTGGCTCAGCAGCTTCAAAAGGTTTTGGACAAACAAGAGGGGGACTTGCTCCCTACGATATAGAATATATGGTTTGCGCAGGCGGCGCTGGAGGATCAGCTCAGTCTGGTGGTTCTGGTGGTGCAGGAGGCTTACAAGTATTTACCGCAGTTGAGGTTGACGCTTTAGCTCCTTATGCAGTAACAATTGGAGGTGGAGGAGCCGCACCTGGACCTGGTCAAGGTACAAACGGTTCTAATTCTTCTTTCGGCCCACAGGCTTCAACAGGCGGTGGTCGAGGTGGATATGAAGGCAGTCGAAACGGGGCCCCTGGTGGGTCTGGTGGAGCTGCAACTGTTCACGGCGGTAGTGCTGGATCGGGAATATCTGGACAAGGAAATTCTGGAGGCCCGGGCGGTGGCGGAGGAAAAAATGGTTCGGGAGGACCAACTGCTGGCGGAAGTTCATATCCTTATTCAATCACTGGAAATTCTTATGCTGCTGGAGGCACTTACAATAATAGTAGTGGTGTAGCAGGACCAGCTAATTCAGGCCAAGGTGGTGGCGGAAAAGGTCAAACAGGATCCGGAGGTACGGGTGGCTCAGGAGTTGTAGTGGTATCTTATAGTGGAGACCAAAGAGGCACAGGAGGAACTGTAACATCGCAAGGGGGAAACACTCTTCATACTTTTACAGGTGATGGTGAGTACGTAGCGTAATGGCACATTTCGCAGAAATAAAAAATTCTGACAACTCTGTTATTAGAGTTGTTGTTGTAGACAATATCGATGTTGATGCTAACGGCGGAGATTATTCAGCAGGATCTGAAACATGGGCAGCTAGTAATGTTGTTCAGGATCCACATATTCTAGCGCAAGGACCTTATCCAGCAACTTATTGGAAGCAGACTTCTTATAATAATAATTCTCGATATAACTATGCAGGTCCAGGTAGCACATACGATAGTGCTAATGATGCATTTATTGATCCACAACCTTATTCAAGTTGGACTTTAGATTCTAATTTCGGCTGGGCAGCACCTGTTGCAGATCCGGCTAATTTTGAAGTAGATGGTGTTGACTTAATAGTATCTTGGGACGAAGCTAACACAAGATGGCTTGGTTATAAAAATGCAGACCCTTATCCTGAATATGCATGGAATAATTCTTCAGCTGTTTGGGAAGCAACAGGAAGCAATAGACCTTCATAACTAGACAGATTTCTTAAAATAGTATATATATAATCATAGACAGCTATGATAAATAAATTATCCTATTATTTTTTTAGGGAGGCGTTGCCTTCAGGTTTATGTAATGACATTGTCCGTTTTGGAAATTCTGAATTAAATAAAGTAAAAGGAATAACTGGATTCGAGGCTTCCATTAAAAACTCAGTCAGGAAAAAATTATCAAAGACAGATAGAAGAAAAGCAAATAGAATACGAAAGTCTAATATAGCATGGTTAGATGAACCATGGATAAATAGAGAAGTGGAACCTTATATTCATCGTGCTAACAAAGAAGCCGGCTGGAATTATAGTGTAGACGGTCGTGAAAAAATTCAATTCACAGAGTATAAGAAAGGACAATTTTATGATTACCACCAAGATTATTTTGATAATGCATTTGTTTCAACAGACCCTAATATGAATGGAAAATACAGAAAAATTTCTATGACTGTAAACTTAACAGATCCAAAAGAATATAAAGGAGGACAGCTTTATTTTAGAGGTATAAATAAAGAGAAGCAGTGTCTGGAAGAATACACTAATTTAGACTTCCTGTTTAAAGGAACAGTATGTGTATTCCCATCCTTTGAGTTTCATAAAGTAACACCGGTCACAGAAGGTGTAAGACACTCATTAGTCATATGGTCTTACGGAAAGGCATTTCAATAATGAAGAATATAGTTTTCAGTGAAATTATACAAGTAGTCAATACTAAGATTAATAAAAAAAATATTATAAGTAAAATTAAGAAGACACCTAGTAGTCCGGTTTTAGATGAGGTGCGTTCTATATCTAAAACAGATATCTTTATTACTGATTATAGTCAAAAAATATATGGACAAGATTTTTTCCAGTCAGTAAAAAAATACGTGCAAGCGTTTACTAAATTAAAAAATCATAGTGAGTTACGAATAACCAATTACTGTTTTATAAGAATGAAGGGAGAGGACCAAATTGATTTACACTCCTCTTTTGAATCTAACTTTGTAGGGATATGCTTATTAGAAAAAGGAGATAAAAATGAATCCATATATTTTTATGATAACTCTAAGAAAAAAGAAGTTAAAGTTATCTTAAAAGAAGGTGACTTAGTTCTACTTCCAGCATATTTATTGAGAAGATTCCCTAATTTAAAATCAAAGAAGACATATACGTATGTTATATTTGATTTTCATGTAGATAAACCAAAGGTTAAGTAAGCTGAACAAAGATTTTTTTAAAAAAAACGGTTATCTAGTTATAAAGAAAGCTATAAGTACAGAGCTCTCTGGATTTTGTTTTGAATACTTAAAGCTTAAAAGAAGAGTAGCGAAACAACTGTTCGATGACAGAATCATTTCTCCATACAATAGATTGTTTGGTAACTGGACAGAGAAGCAGATCCCCAATACATACAACCACTATGCAGATATAGCAATGGAGGTTTTATTACAGCGATGCAGACCGCTGTTAGAAAAGCATACTAGTCTAAAGCTTATTGAAAATTATTCATACTTAAGAATATATAAAAAACATGACGTCTTATTTAAACATACAGACAGACCTGAATGTGAAATATCCTGTACCATGACTCTTGGGGGAGATGAGTGGCCTATTTTTTTAAAGAAAAAGAAATCTAAAAAAATTAAGGTAGTATTAAAAGCAGGTGATTTAGTTATTTATAGAGGTTGTGAACTAGAACATTGGCGTGATCCTTTTCAAGGAGAGAACTGCACACAGGTATTTTTACATTACAGCCCTGCCAATAAAAAAAATATCGCATCTACGAAGTATGACGGCAGGTTATTTCTTGGGATGCCATTAAAAGATGGAAGAAATTAATGGTCTCTTTATACATTCATGCCAGTCATGATGGTTCTGTTACCTTAATAGATAACAGAAGAATAATTTTTCATCACCAGATAGATCGGTTCAATAGATTTAAACACACCGCTTCACCTTCTTTTAGATTTTTTGAAGAGTTAATAGCTCTGAATAAAAAGATAGAAAAATTATTTTTTACATTTTATCCCAAAGATCACACAACTTATTTTTGGCAGAAGTATCTAACTCGATTAAAGCTCATAGATAAATCAACTGAAATTATTTATTGTACCGACAGACACCACATCTTCCACGCTTCTTGTGCTAAATTGTTTCATCCTCATGCAGATTATTTTTTAGTTTGGGACCAACAAGGAGCTGAGACAAAAAAAGGTTTGGAGCAAGAAACTCTTTATACTAATAACTTTAACCCAGTTTATTCTAACGATAGAATTGAAAACACAAATATCGGCTTTGGTGAAAGATATGCAATTGCTACCAGACTAAGTGGATTCCATGAACTTGAAGATGGAAAAACTATGGCTTTAGCTCAATACAAAAAACCAGGAGTAGCATACTTTGAACAAAAAAGATTGGAGATAAAAACATTACATTTACTAAAGACACTGGAAATTTTACGTTTTAAAAAAGGAGATACGATTTGTTTGACTGGAGGAGTTACGCAAAATGTAATTAACAATTCTAAGTTACAAGATAAAATGAAAGATATAAAAATTGTAGCCTGTCCTTTTAATGGAGATTTTGGTATCTCGCTAGGAGCTGCGGCATATTATGAAGATCTACATACAATATATATGCCTCTTAAAAATATTTATACAGGTTTAAAAACAGAATTAGATTTGCACAGGTTTAATAAATACAAACAGGAGAAGGTGACCTATCACGACGTTTGTAAGATTATGCAAAAAGAACCTGTGGCTATGTTTCAAAGTTATTCTGAACAGGGGCAGAGAGGGCTTGGTAATAGATCATTGTTAATAGATATTAAAGCACCAAGAGCTTTGGAAAAAATAAATAGAATAAAAAAACGGGAATGGTTTAGACCTTTTGCATGTTCTATTCTAGAGGAAGAAGCATCTAAATGGTTTCATACAAAAGGAAAAGTATCTCCTTATATGTTGTTTGTTTTTAAATCAAAAAAACCAACTCTTACTAAACCTGTTTGTTCGGTCAATGGTTTCAGCAGAATACACACAGTGTCCTCTAGCCATAACAAATATTTTCGTAATCTATTATTAATTAATAAGCATCTTTATAAAAGACCTTTGTTGTTAAACACCAGCTTAAACTTACCTGGTCATACATTAGTTGAATCTTTAGATGACTTGTTTTATATGTTTATAAACACAGGTTTAAAATATATATATCTACCAGAAAGAGCGATTATTATTAAAAAATGATTTATAAAGAATATATAAAAGAACATAAAGTATTTAGTCCACACCTAATAAAATTAATAGACAAAGCACCAGGAACCAAACTAAGAGAAATTATTAAAACTGATTGGACATTGGATCAAAAAATACACAAGGAATATTTTAAATTTTTACTTCCATATTTAGATGGACCATTGAAAAGATTTAAACGAAAGCTTTATAAAGACAAAAAAGTAAACTTAGAAATAGATAAGATATGGTATCAAGTCTATAGTAAAAATTCTCATCATGTATGGCATACTCATGCCCATGTAAATTTTGCTTGTGTGTATTATTTAAAACTTGCAAGCCCTAAACATAAAACGCTTTTTTATAATATAAAACCCATAGACATTAAAGAGGGAGATTTTTTAATTTTTCCAGCCTGGTTGGTACATTGCTCTCCTGTCATTAAGTCTAAAGATAAAAAAATTATAATTTCTTTTAATTTAAATTGTGCGCTTTGATGATGGATTTTGATTTACATATAAAACCTATTGAAAAAGATTCTTTTATTTTAATTGGTAGAATAAACGATCCTGATTTAATCCATAAATTAATATCGGATATTATAATGGGAACCAAGGGTACAAGTAATAGTAATTATAAAACAAATGTTAAGGGAAAGATGACTAATTTTAAATACTTTAACACCAATAATAATTTTATAAAATTTTTAGATTTGATCCGCCCTATGTTTAAAAAAGTTATACAAAGAAGTGTTCAGTTAAAAGATTCTTGGGGAAATATTTTAGGTAAAAATGATTACGTTTATGTACACAATCATCATCCATGTTCTGTTTCAGGGATTCTATATTTAACAGAAGGTGCCTCAACCTATTTCCCTCTATACAATAAACACATAGAAGCCGAAGCAGGCAAGTTTGTTTTGTTTGATCCCATGTTGGATCATTCCGTTCCTAAGAATAAAAGTTCCCAAAAGAGATATTCTTTATCGTTTAACTTTCAATTAAAAGGAGACTATGATAGTTTGGAACAACGATAAAGAAATAAAAGTTATAGATAATTTTTTATCCAAAAGAGCGTTTAAGAAATTAACTAAATTAATTATGTCTAGAAATTTTCCATGGTATTGGACCCCTCAATCTACGTATCAAAAAACAACTCACGGCAAAGATTCTTTTTTCTGTCATAGTCTTGTTTATAAGGACGATAAGAATAGTTATTTTTTTGAAGAGATAATAGAACCATTTAAAAAGAAGATTAAGTTTAAAGACTGCATAAAAAGTAAAATAAATTTACAATATAATCAAGGTCAAAAAATTGAAACCAAGTATCATACAGATTTTCCAGAACTATTAAGTAGTGGGAGAAAAGGTATAACTGGGATATATTATTTAAACACATGCAATGGATACACATCGTTTGAAATTAATGGTGCTGAAGTAATGAGTAAGGAAAATAGAATGGTACTGTTTGCGTGGAACTTAGAGCATAGAGGTATATCTCAAACGGACACATCCAGAAGGATTTTAATTAACTTTAATTTTGAACTATGATTTGGCCTACTATTTGTATTGATGGTTTTTTTATAAACTTAAAGGAAGTAGTTAAGTTTGCTAACTCCTTGCCTTATAAAAGTGCACCAGGAGGAGAATGGCCTGGCGAAAGATCTCCTTTTTTACATACGATTGATCCTGATTTTTTTCATCAAGTTGGTTCAAAAATAATTTCTCTTTTATATCCTAATGAATGGACAAGTTTATGTTGGAATGCAGAAATGACCTTTCAGAAAATAGACTCACGATGGCAGGGGGAAGGCTGGGTACACCAAGACAGTCCGAACAAAGAACTGTCCTGTATTATTTATCTAGACGGGGATGAGAATTGTGGAACCTCTCTTTATAAACAAACACAGCATGGCTCTATACAGAACCAGCTTTATAAAATTAAAACTGAATCTAATAGAAATCCATCCACAATAAAATCTAAGATATATAAGCAAGCAGTAAAAAGTAATAATTCTCGATTTAAAAAAACCGTCGCTTTTGACTCAGTGCCCAATAGATGTATTCTATTTGATTCTTCTAATTTTCATGCAGTCAATAATTTTAACTCTTCAAATAGTAAAGATCGTTTAACTTTAATTACATTTTTTGAATATGTCTCTAGAACAAAACCGTCGTCTTTAAAATATCCAGGTGAAGAGTGCAGACGAATTTAAAGGTAAGTCACTGGTTTCCTACAGCTCTGGGCGAAGCATATTATCCCAATGCTGAGAAAGAACACCAGAGGTTATTACCATACATTGATAAAATTAAAGGAGAAAAGGATGAATGTTTTAATTATTATCCAGTACATAAAGATAAAAAATTTAATGACATTAATAAATTTATACTTACTAAAGTAAATGAATTTTCTAAGAGATATAATTTTGGTCCAATGAAAATTAAGGACTCTTGGTTTAATGACTATAAGAGACATAATATTAATTCTCCTCATGCTCATCTAGGATCAATTTTTACAGCTGTTTATTATCTGGTTGGCTACACAGAAGATGTGTCTCTAGTAATACATAGTCCTATCCCTCCTGATATGATGAATCCCTCAGAAGTAACTACTAATGATCCATTAAAAAATGTAAATCCTTTAACGATCGATGACATTATTATAAAACCTTCCACAGGTTATCTATGTATCTTCAGAAGTTTTCTTTCTCATGAGGTTCCTTTAAAAATCACAGACCATAAAAGAATTAGTTTATCCTATACTTTTATTAAAGATGTACTTTAGTTTTGTGTCAATGTTGTCTAAGGTACAATGGGCAACCCCAGAGCAAAAAGCAAAGGAACATTGGGATGTGGCAGGAATCTTAAGAGGCAGGTTAAATCAAAAATGTAAGTTTGATATTAGACCCTTAGAAGTACACCATGATATCTATGGTAAAAAAGGAACCACTGCTAGTAAAGCAGACAAAATAGTTTTCGAACTAAAGGATAAATGGGTTATAATAGATGCTGTTGAGCTACATAGGCTAGTTATCATAAAGAAACTAAAAAAATTATCATTAGATAAGTTGATCTCTATGTTAGAGTGGAATATAATACTCCCAAAAACAGATTGAATTACCCTTAGATCTGAGATAAACCAAGGTAAACAGGTTTTTCTATGCTACAAAAAGTAAGTTTTCGACCCGGATTCAATAAACAAGTTACTCCTACTGGTGCCGAAGGGCAATGGACAGGAGGAGACTATGTACGTTTTAGATATGGAACCCCTGAAAAAATAGGGGGCTGGGATCAATTAGGCGAAGATAATATGACTGGGGCCGCTAGAGCTCTTCATCATTTTGATGACAATGCTGGAATTAAATATGCAGCCATTGGCACTAATAGAATTTTATATGTTTATTTAGGGGGAATATTCCATGACATCCACCCCATAGACAAGACCATTACAGGATGTGATTTTTCTACAACTATAAATGATACTGCTGTTACGATAACGTTTCCCTCAGTACATGGTATGGCTGAAGATGATATTGTTTTATTAGATACAGTTACCATGTCTTCTGCAGGTTTCACCGCTGCAGATTTTGAAGATAAGAAATTCATGGCTACATCTATTCCTACTTCAACAACCATTACAGTTACGATGGGTTCTCAAGCAAGTGCTACGACTACTAATGTAGGAAGTGCGCGAGCTCAAACTTATTATACAGTAGGACCACCTCAAGAAATTGGAGGTTATGGTTTTGGAACGGGTCAGTGGTCAGGAACAGCTGCGGGTCCAGCGACTACAACTTTAGCAACAACTATTAATGATACTATAACTGATATTGTTTTAACTAGTTCCACTGCCTTTCCAAGTTCAGGAGAAATTAGAATAGGCTCAGAAGATATTTCTTTTACCAATAATGATATAGCCACAGGAACTTTAAGTGGAGGAGCAAGAGAAGTTAATGGTACGACTAAAGCAGCCCACACAGCAGGGGCAACCGTTACTGATATTTCTGACTATGTTGCCTGGGGAGAATCTTCTTCACAGGACGTTACCCTTGAGCCTGGACTATGGGTATTAGATAATTATGGAACTACTCTTATTGCTCTTATTTATAATGGTAAATGTTTTTCATGGGATTCGACAGCGGCCAATGCCACAGGAACCAGGGCTACTGTTATTGCAGGAGCACCGACAGCTTCAAGACATATGTTAGTTTCTTCAACTGATCGACACTTAATTTTCTTTGGAACAGAAACCACGATTGGAGATACATCTACACAAGATGATATGTTTATCAGATTCTCTGATCAAGAAAGTACAAGCGATTATACCCCGACTGCAACAAACACAGCTGGTACTCAAAGAATTGCCAATGGTTCTAAAATTATGGGAGCCATCAGAGGTCGTGATGCTTTGTATGTCTGGACCGATAATGCTGTTTATCTTATGAGATTTGTAGGTCAGCCTTTTACCTTTTCTTTTGAACAAGTAGGAACCAACTGCGGACTCATCGGTAAAAACGCCTGTGTTGAAGTAGATGGAATTGCATACTGGATGTCAGAAAACGGTTTCTTCTCATATGCTGGTCAACTTCAAACAGTACCATGTTTAGTAGAAGACTATGTCTATGACGATCTTAATAGTACTTCCAGAAATTTAATTAACTGTGGTTTGAATAATCTCTTTGGAGAAATTAGTTGGTACTATTGTACTAATGGTTCCAATGTCGTGGATCGAGTTGTTACTTATAATTATATGGAGACGTTGCTAGCTAAATCTCCTGTATGGTACACCGGCTCTTTGGCTAGAACAGCCTGGGCTGATTCTTCTATCTACGATAAACCTCATGCTTGTTATTATACTACAGCTGATAACTCTTCTTTTGATGTGGTAGGTAACACGGACGGAGTTTCTACCTACTATGAACACGAAACAGGGACCGATCAAATTAATGCAGGGGGTGCAGTAACTTCTGTGCTTGGTGAAATTACTTCAGGAGACTTTGATATTACTCAAAAACGAAGTGCTCAAGGGCAGATGATAGGGGCCCCGGATCTTAGGGGAGATGGTGAGTACCTTATGAAGATAAGAAGATTCATACCTGACTTTATTACTCAGACTGGAGATACGAGAATCACTCTAATGTTGAGAAACTACCCCAACAACGCTGCTGCAAGTTCGTCACTAGGTCCCTTTACAATAACAAGTTCCACTGATAAAGTAGATACACGAGCCCGTGCTAGAGCAATAGCATTAAAGGTACAAAACACAGCGGCTGCTCAGGACTGGAAACTCGGAACATTTAGACTAGACATACAACCGGACGGGAGAAGATAATGGCAAGAATAGTAGGAAATAGAAACCTAACTAACGTACAAGATTCAAACGCAGATTTAGATAATTTAACGATGGGAAGCACCATCGGTAGCACACAAAATATTGATGTATTACCAAAGATATACGAGCCACGATATGCTCCTCAACCTTACAACCCGCATGAAGGGTTTTATTCTAACATGAATAACCAAACTCAGTTTGCTCCAGACTTCAGTTTTCAACCTAATAATAGAGGGTACAACATGAGAGATGTTAGTGGTGAAGTTGGTGAGTATAGTCAAAAACCTTTTGGTGCTGGAGTAGGGATTGGAGCTACCAATGTAGCACAAAAATCAGGATTTAGTTGGCCTAATTTTGGAAACTTCCCGAGCCCACTGAACTTGCTCAAAAGAGCAGTAGAGCCTAATACGGCTGAGGAAAATTTTGGTCTAGGTTATTTTAACAGAGATCCTCAAACAGGCAGAACGCTTGGTAATCAAGCTCATGATGTTTTTGCAGGTAAGAATGTAGCCTCTGCCTTTGGTGTAGGTATGGGTGCATCAGCTCAAAAAAGAATTGATAGGATTAATCAAACTCTAGCTGGTTGGGAAGAGGATCCAGAAAAATATGCTGAGCAATTAAGAAAAACAACGTTATACGACCGAAGAAACAAATTTCAAAAACAACTGGATATCTATAATCAAAAATTAGCAGCGGGAACTGGTGGTGTAGATGACACTACAACAATTACTACTGATACTTCTACGGGAGACGGCGGCGGTTATGATCCCAATGTACATGGATCAACTAATTATGGAAAAGGTTCTGATGGTCAGCAATCTTATGATACAGGACAAGGATTTGGGGCTCATGCAACAAGCGGCGGTCCAGTAAGTAATAGAACAGGTAGAGGAAGACAAGATTGGGCTCTCGGCGGAAGAATCGGGTATGAACGAGGAAGAGTAGTTAATCCTGGTGGATATGCTGGAGATGAAGTATTGGAAGAATTCGAAGATGAGAACACACTAGACTTTATGCGGGACCAAGGAGTTCCTCATAGTGAAATGGCAGAGATAAGTCCTTTTGAAGCAAGAATACAAGAATTAGTAGACACAGGGATGTCTTGGCAGGAAGCTTATACTATAGCTGCACAAGAATTCGACATGGCAGAAGGACAAGAAGACTCTTTCAGTGAAGAAGGAATAGCGAGTCTTGTTTAATGGCAAAAATTGTACAAGCCCTAACAAGAGCCAGTAAGGAATACGATCAAACAAATTTACAAGCATTGGTCAGAGACTTAGACGGTGTTATCAATAAACTAAACACAACTTTTCAAGAAGAAGTTAAACAAGAGATAGAAGCGAAAAGCTTCTTTTTAGAATAATGGCTGTTGTTAATCAGTATAAATTTTATGGTGTAACTTTAACAAGCACGGATGAAACAACAATGTTTGCTACAGATGATACTCTTCCTTTAGTCAGCGAGACATATATTATTAAGTCTTTTCGTGTCACTAATAACACAGGCAATACACCAACTATCACTATTAAAAATAATACTTTCAATATTGTAAATGCTCAAACTCTGGTTGCTAATGCTAGCACAGAGATATTGACATTGCCCTTAGTCGTGGAGGGAGCTAAATTATTAAAGATTACAATGAGTTCAGGCGACTCTGTTACCATTGGAATTACATACTTAAATATCAAAAAGGAGGTTACAGTATAATGCAAGTAATAAAAGCAGCTAAAGTCACTACGACGATTAGTAATTTAAAAACAAAAGAGAAATATAAGACTGAAGAAGAGTGGAAAGCTAAAGGAATTGATGAAAAAGACATCCGAAGAGATGTCCATGTCCTAATGCCAAAGCTTGATTTATTCAGTAAAACAAAGTAGGCTAAAAATTTAGGCGGAATTATGACAAAACCACACAGACAAGCATACGGCTTAGGAAGCATCATCAAAAAAGCGGTTAAAGGTGTTAAGAAAATAGCTGGAAGTAAGCTAGGAAAAGCAGCTTTAATTGGTGGTGGTTTATGGGGTCTTAATAGATTTGGCATGCCCGGAATGGGCGGCGCTGGTAAAAACTGGTGGAGCAAAGCTATGGGAAGCGGTCCCGGTAAATTTTTAATGGGCTCAGGAATGTCAAAAGGTCCTCC